GGCTGCTGCACAGGCTGCTGCTCCGTAGCCGCTTCTGTCCGGGCATATTGGTCACGAAAAACCTGTGCCATACCCGGAGTACGGGCAAAGGCGGGAGAGACGGAAGTGTTGCCGTCGCCGGATGCCATAGGGTTAGTGGACATAGTGCTTTCTCCTACTTGATGTACTGTTTCAAGGTAGATACGACATCCTGGAGCATCAGTACACGCCCCAGCGCCATACACCCGGAACCTTGCTTTTGTCCGTCGAGCAAAGCTGCCCGCGCCAAAGCGTCACATTCCTGGGCTTCTTTTTTCGCCGCCGACTCGAACAACCCAATCAAGGACAACAAGGCCCCCTGATTCGACGCGAGCGTCGCCAAAAGATTGTCGCCTGCGGTCTTGTCGCCCTTAACTGCCAGAAGACGGGACATACCGCAGCCCACTGATAGTATCACGCACAGACTTGTTGTCTTCCGCCGGGCGCCGCTGCGGGTTCACGACAGTACCCGGACGACCATTGCCACCGATGTTGGACGGGGGAACAGCAGGCTTGCGCCCGGAATTGCCCCCACAACGAGAACATCCCATCATTTACCTCCATAACGCATATTATCCATGATACCAGCGTACACATGGCCATTGTAAGGACATTCGCGCATGTGCTGGTCATCACGCAAACGTTGCATGTTGCGCCGCACATACCCCGACTCCGGTATGTCAGCAGATTCCGCCAAAAACGGATTGTCCTTAACCAGCATACCCGGATTTTGGGCTTTCTTCCGTGCCTTATCCCATATACTTTCAAAAGGAGTTTCCGGGAAAGAAAACACAGTCGCCATAACGCACCCCCTTTAAGCGTCGTAGGCAGGAAGCGATTTGCCCCCGAGCTTCACCCAGGAAGACGGTTTACCCAGCAGAGTGGCACGGTCGCCGATGACCGTTGTGCCGAGGACGGCACCATCCTGCCCGGCAGGCTGTTCAGCCGCTTCGATGGTGGCGACACGATGCAGAGCATCCGCCAGAGGACGCAATTCGGCATCAGACAGTTTGGTCATGGCATTGATAATGGTGCGCAGACTGGCGTCGTCAACGGCTACCAGGTTCGTCAGCGTACAACCACTGAGAGTCGAACCGCTGATTTCACTGTTCTGGATGGTGGAACCGGTGATGGTAACATCCATGAGGGTTCCACCCTGCATAAACTCGATAGGACCACAATTGGGAGCCATACTAGCCTCCTACAAAAATTTCCGGTGCGTGCACTTGTCCAATGTCATACAAGTCAGCATAGACATTAGCAGTGCCGACCATAGTGGCATCGTTGAGTTCAAGCTGGTAGGAACCGGGAATCCCAACAGCCATGACACTGTTGCAAAGCGACAGGCTCCACAGGCAGTTCATCGTGCTGACGGCAATGTCCGCCATGAGTTCACTCGATACATGGTTGACATCAACAATCCAACCGCAACAATCCTGCGCTGTATCCTTCGTCGAAGGCAGGCGGGAGCCGGAAAAATCATGGATGAGCCGATGCAGACAGGCTTGCATGGGCGTGGCCACTTCATTCTCGACACGGAATTTGTACTTGTTGAAACCAACCGCCCACAGGACGACAACTTTTCCGGGGTGTACGGTAAAAACCGAAGACAGAACGGTCGTATTTTCGGGTGTCCAAAGCGGTACGATAGCCATCAGAAACTCCCTATCAGGTAGCCGAGAACGGCTCCATATACGAGCCCTCGAACAGTATTGCAGCAGATACAGTCGTTCTGTTTGAACGGGAACAACCATATCTTATAAACAGCGTTGTAAATCTTATTGTCAGGTTTTTCAATATCCGTGTCGTACAGATACCCGTGACAAAAATTCACGTTGTTACAAAACCACGCCACAAACTTGTATGCCCAGGTCCCTTTCTTGGGGGAGGGCGTGTTCAGCAATTCCATCAGGCTTCACCTCCTGTGATGTCAGCCGTAACACCAGCACCAGTGGGCGAAGGCGGCGCCGGATTGGGAGCAGACCCAGCTCCCGGCATGACCCCCATCGGTGACATCTGCTCCATCTGGCCCAGAACATTGTCGGGAACACCCATAGTACCAAGCAGGGTCTTGAGGCTCCAGGAGATTACAGGGGCCAGATTGACCGCCTGACCAAGCGCACCGGCTGCGGCACCGACAGTCTGAAGAATCTCCATGGCCGACTGCTTTTCCATCTCCTTCTTGAGCAGCCCTTCAGCTCCCTTCGTGATGATATGGCTGTCGCCTTTGACCTCCATGTCTTTGGCAAACAACATGTTGGTATTATACAGCAATTCCCCAAGCGGCTTGAAGACACCGTAGGCGATGTTGTCTGCTGCCGCATGGAGGGCCTTAGTGGCATTGCCTTGCAGCATGGACATGCCACGGAACGTGCGCATGGCCCCCGAACCCACCGCCTCACCATGGAGTGCCGCAGGGATGTTGGTCACACGGTCTGCGAGCTGCATGAACATTTCCATGAGCTGTGCATACGCCGGGATATTGGAAGGGATATTCGTAAAGCGGAACGCGGGCATGTTGTTGTTGCCCAGGTCAGAGTCGGACAAGTAAAGACTCCCGGGCACTATCTGCCCGAGCTCACCCTTGCCGATATACGACGCGATGCGCCTGTAGTCTGCTTCACAGATAGGCGCCGAAGCATTGGCCGCATTGCGCATAAGGTACATAAGGCTCGCCATGTAAGCACGTTCGATGTCGCGCAAACGCTGGGCGATACCATCACCGGCAATACGGTCTCCGCCAGTACGATAAAAACTCGCGGTATAGACCGGGCGCGTCTGTATCTTGGGGTCGGAGAAGACCCTCACCTCGATGACGCGCCCCTGGACCAACGAAATCTGGCAGTTGTAGAAGTCGCCATCATCGAGGCCCTGGATGTCATATTTTTGCAGTTCCCTGCCAGACATGAGCCCGTAGTGGGTCAGGACCTCGATAGGGCTCACGTTAGAAGACCACAACGCCATATTGCGCTGTCCTTCATCCGGGGCCCGAGACAACCAGCTCAGGTTGAAGTCTACATTGGGGTCGTCAGCCTGCTTCAAAATGTCCTTGATGTTAGCCGCGATGTAACCGTCGAGCTTGGAGGCATTCAACAACTCGCGCCGTGTCCAACGGGTACGAGTAAAAATACATGTCCCACGCTGCGTATCAGGACTGTCAGGACTGTAGGCAAAGTCGAAGGGACTTATGGCGCGGAATGTCGGAAAGACTTCCGTATCAATACGCGGCTTATTCTTGCCCCATACGAGACGCGGGGCCCGCGTGATATAGGGGCCAGCGAAAACCGCAAAAGGATAGATGGGGAACCATTGCAGGAAGTCGGTGAGAGCTCGATTGAATCCGCCTTCAGCACACTGGTCGGCCAGCAGAAGCATCATGGCGTCGGCAGATTTCTTTGCCTTTTCCGTTTCTTTGAAATGCATCTCACGCTTCTGCTGCCGGATAGCCTCGATGAGCTGAGAAGCATCTTCGAAACTACCACTCTGGAGCTGTGCTTTTATCTCGTTGAAAATTTCATCCTGCGCCACAGGAGAAATATCAGGACGCGGCGTAGGTATCACGGTCCAGGGAAGCGAAGCATCCCCGGAACTGGTCATGGCGTCATTGAGATAGGAATTGGCGATGTCGGCTTTCAAAGCGGTCAGGTTGATGTAGGCATCGACACCAAGAGCTTCCGCTCGTTCCTTCGTATCACACGACATGATACCATTCTGCTGGTTCCAGCAGTTCTCAAGTACGGTGCGAAGAGGCTTGCCATTCACAAGCTCAGTAGACTGCCACGACACAGCGCCATTGAACCTGTCCATGACGGCATCGGCCAGCGGGTCGTGGGATTTCTCCTTCACGTCCTCGATTTCCAGCATCCAGTTGATAGCGTCGCTCATAACTTTCTCCCTATCAAATCACACACCTGGGCGTCAATCTTAGACGACGCTAGACAAAGAACTGCGCCTGCGTATGAGTTCGTCCCTGACGTTCTGCATCGTCGTGTCTTTGTCCCTGTTGTCACCGCGCTGGATGAGAAGGGCGGCGTACTGGAGCGCATCATGCACATGACTCGCATCGTTCTTTTCCGGGCTCGGCGTGTACACAGAGCCCATCGTCCCAGAAGCGCGTAACTTGCGGTACCTGTACTCATGCGAGAAACCGCGAATAAGCATCCGACAAGCTGGGTCAATGAGCAACCCACCAGCGCGCTGATTGAGCATATGCTCAACAGTCTGGATGCGTACCTTGGGATTGTTCGTCAACTCCGTCACAGCCTTGATACCGGCATCAGCAAAACGCTGCTTGGGCGTGACAGCCTGCCAGGAATCCCTGGTATTACTCGGGTCGATGGCAGCGACCAGAGGATTCGTGCTGTATCTTCCACGCAGCAGCGGTATCAGCATACCGTGCAGGAAATTCTCGAACCCCTCGTTATCAGCATACAATTCATCGAGCACACACCAGGTCCCGTTGATGTTTTGCAAGATGACCGCAGCAGGATGGATACCAGACTGGTCGACACCGATGATGATGGGCTGGAAAGGACGCGGTTCTAGCGCTTCAGCCGCCACATGGATGTTGATGTTGAAATTCGAGTAGACCGGCTTGCCATCAACGATAGGCACATCCATCATGCAATACTGGTTGTCGATGATGTCCGTGCGCCCGGTCTTGAGCAAGGCATCTATCTGGTTACGGTAGTACCGCATACCTTGCTGTTCAGGCGTGAAATCGTCCGGGTCCCCTTCTTCTCTGGCACCCAGATTGCGCAGATTCTCGGCGTCCGGGTTCACCTCGTAGGTCACAGCACCCGTGACTTCATCGACGTGCTTGAAGGCAGCGGGGGGCTGCCTGAACACTGCCCAGTTGGGTTGCGGGTTGCGGATGTACTCATCGAGCCAGGAGCCGGGTTCGGGCTGGTTGAAGTCCATGATGGTACCACCCCACGAGATACCACCGAGGTCCTGGGACGGATAACGCCCGATACGTCCCGTGACAGCGTTGTACACCTCCGGCGAGCAACCCGTGGCTTCATTGAGCCAGGCAAACGTCCAGTTGGCAGACCGCAGCTTGGGAGCATCATCAGCCGTCTTGAGGGCCCACAACTCCAGTTCGAGAGAGACCTTGGTGCCGTCAGGCAGCGGAATGAAGTAGAACCCACGCACAGGAGAACCTGAGCTGGCGATGGTACCGTATTCGGCAGGCAGTAGTTCAAGCAGCGACTTGCGCGTGGTGGCGATGAGTTCGGGATACGATGAACGGACGACCCCGACACGGACGTACCGCACACCATCCGGGGCAGGATTCTGGGCACACGCACACGTCAGCACATCTGCAACACAGGCACAAGATTTCCCCGACCCGTAAGGACCAATAATCATCTTGAGATACTTGTCGCAGTTATGCAGGAGCATACCGGTAGGCGAAGGCACATAGTTGAACATGGTCTACTCCGTAGGTAATGCATGGGCTACTTTGGCTACACCCTTCGGTAGCGGAAGAGGCACAGCGACATTGACCTGGGTATTCACCTGCGTGGTCTCTTTGGCATCCGCGAGACCCGCCACCTTGACCAGCATATCGAGCAGTTTCAGCGCATCACGGGAGTCCATGTCTCCGCTATAGGCATCCCGGAACAACTTTTCCCAAAGCGCTTGAGAAAGCGTCAGGGCCCTGTATCTCGCCCCGGCTTTGCTGCCCTGATTTTTGACCTCTTCCAGACTCCCCTGAAAAAGCTGCTGGAAATAGGGATTATGCAGGATGTCCATAAGTTCCTGCTTCGTGAGACCATATTCAGACATGATGGACTTGATGTCCGTAGGACTGTCGGGAACCTGCAAAATAGCAAGGTCGCGAGCCAGAGACGGCCAACGTACCTGATTCTTCAAAGGTTCATTCATGGTGCTGAGTCTCCAAGATAAAAAGGGGAGGCATACGCCTCCCCTTTCGGTATTCGATTGTTGCATCGAGAACAGCGCATCTGCGCCTATTTAACGTCGGCAGCCGGGGGGCTGTCAACCTGGCTCGCAGCCACAATGGCAATGAGCTGAGTAGCAAGCCGTTCCAACTGCACAAGGCTAGGGAGCCTCTTCTGCATAGCCAGAGCCATGGCCCAGGGCATAGCCTCTTTCATAGCGTCTTCTAGCAGCCGTGCCGCCGCAACAGTTGCCGTTGTTCCAATTGCCGCCACGACCCCAGGCGGAACCCACGGCACCACCGATGGCGCCACCGATGAGGGCACCGCCCCAGTTGCCCATGCCGTTGTTGCCACCGATGTCGATAGTAGGCTGGAGACCTTCCATGAGAAAACTCCTTGTAAAATGTGGCGATGGCCTGGGAGCAATGCCCAGGCAGGCTTATGTAATCAGCGGGAAATCCGCTGATTTACGCAGTAAAACGAACGAGGGCCGACACATAGGACTGAGTCGTCATACCGGTGACAGCCAGTTTCACAGCCTTGCCTTTGAGTGCGCCAAGTGCCTGCGGAGAGTCATTCAGCGTGATGGGGTTGGTCCCGGATTCCGAGCTCAACAGCACCTGCAAACCCCCGGTACCCGCACCATCCGCTTCGATATAGCTGAGAGTGGCATTGTTCCAGTCACTCGCAAGGACTGTGTGGATGACTTCGTCAGGGAAGGCAAAATACAGCGGGAGGACGACAAAAGCGGAAGGCATCTGTGCAGCCAGCCACTCCTGGTCAACCTGAATCACGCCCTCTTCGGTAATGGTGATACCTTCCCCAGCAGTCAGCGACCCACCGAGGGCATCTTCAAGAGCCGTAAGGTCGATTTCCACTGCGATGGAATCGCCCTGCAAAGGAGCCTCTGCTCCGTCATTGAACGTGAGGATACCCCCCGTGCTCTTGAGCAGAAACTTAGCAGGAACCGTGGGGTGTCCGCCAGCAGTCGAACCGTCATGGACGACTACAACATGCTTGTCGGTGTCGACGGTGAGCTCACCGGGGAGGCCCTTGTATGTTTTGTGCTGGGCAGTCGTCCCCCTGAACTGCTGGATAGGACTGGAGTTGTTTCTCGCCATATGTGTATACCTACCTCTTTACATACTGCGTTAGGAGGGGACGTATAGAAAACTACCCTCTCGAACAAGAGGGTGCAGCCGGGGGCTTTCCTCGGCTGCACCCATGGCGAAACGCTTAGGCGTCCATGGTGCCGTAGTCGGAATAGACCATCAGCTTGCCATTGTCGCACTGAATCTGATTACCGGCGGTCTCGGAAATCATGTAGCAGCCCAGAGAACCGTCCGGGTTGTCTACCATACCGTTGACGATATTCTCGACCGGGGTCTTGAGGTCATTTTCAGTCAGCAGCGCACCCTTGTCAGTACCGGTCTTGATGACGTTACCGGCATCGGCAGACACGACCTTCACGGACAGCTTGCCGTCGACACCGGCCTTGATAGCGTTGTCAGCGTCGGAAGAAATCGTGTTGGTGAAATCCACCACGATGTTGCCGCTTTCGTCGAACTTGATACCGGTGCCCAGCTTGGCAGAGATGGTATGACCGGCGATGGTGATACCCTGACCGGCGGTATACACGTCCACGAGGTCGGTCACATCCACATAGGTGTCGGCCACGGAACCATCGGACAGGGCCCAGATGAAGTGCAGGTACACACCGGATTTCAGGCCCACCTGGGGCGTGAAGCTGACAGTGCCGCTGACCGTGGTACCGCTGACAGCGAACGGGACAGAAGCGGACGACGTGTCATCGAATGTCACCGTGGCCGGGCTGGAACCACCTTCCACGGTCTTGTCGTCGCCGTTGAACACAGCACGCACAGCAGCGACCGAGGTGCCGCCTGCGGCCAGCTCAGTGGAGTATTCGGCGCTACCGGCGGAACCCTTGGTGGTCGTCACCTGGACACCCACGGCATCAGACCAGGCGCCGTTCTGGTCACGGAAAACCAGGGTCAGGTGGTAGTCACCTTCGACCTCTTCACCGCCAGCATCGGGCTTACCATCCGTCAGTTCAACACCCTTGAGCACGGAAGTGCTGGACGGGATGGTCACGTTGGCGACTTCGGTGGAACCGTCATGGCCGATGAGTTTCAGCTTACCGGAGGGCTGGTCGTAGGTCAGGCTGAGGTCAGCAGCGACCTTGCCCTCGGCGTCGTGCAGAATCTTGTCGCCTGCGCGGATGATGAGGTCGGCGTCAGGAGCCTTGGCATACAGCTTACTGTCGGAACCGACGGACAGACCGTTGTTGGCGTCGGTGGACACCAGATCGGTAGCCAGGGAAGTCATGTCCACAGTGAGCGCCACATCGCCAGCGAGAGTGCCCTCGGTGGAGCCGTTCACTTTCAGGTGGGTGTCGCCAGTGACCTTGCGGTCTTCGCGGGCCATAGGAATACCACCGGCAGTGGAACCGTCGTGGACGACCACAACCTTCTTATCGGTATCGACAGTCAGTTCGCCGACTTTGCCGGTGTACGCGGCGTGCTGCGCAGTCGTACCACGATACTGCTGGATAGCGTCGGGAGTTTTACGAGCCATAAATCACTCCATAGTTTGAGGCCCGGACCCTATGCCCAGGCCGTATCAATGTTACTCAGGTGGCCGCACTACCTCGTAGTCGGCATATCCCCACGGTCCATGGGCGTATAGGCGCCCTTGTCCGAGCCAGACACCAGAAGGTTGTCCTTATCCGCAGACACGACAACGACCTTGAGCTTCTTGTCCGAGCCGAGGCGAAGCACATTATCACTGTCAGCGGAAAGCAGCTTGGAACAGTCAATCCCGATGGAACCGTCGGGGTTAATCACGATAGGACTGTTTTCCCCTGCGCCGAGATTGATGACAAGATTATTGTCCTTGAGAGCCAGACCGGCACCGGGAGAGACGCCGATACCGCCCACAGGGTCACACTTGATGGCCCCCTCGGGGTGGAGCTTCACAGACACTTCCCGGCTGGCGCTGATGTCAATACCACACCCGGCCCTGTAGATGTCGACAAGAGCCGACACATCCACATAGACATCCTGCACAGTACCGACAGCCAGTGCATATACGAAGACCAGATAGGTTCCCGGAATGAGCCCAACTCCAGGCTCGAAAATGACTTCAAGCCGCGTGGCCTCCGGCGTCACGACGATACGGGTGCCGTCAGCAAACTGGAGCGCTGCGGTGCCGTCGATGAAAAACTGCTCCGCCGTCTGCCCGTTGAAAATACCGCGAACCCGGACAGCACCCATGCCCGCCACAGACTCGATACTGGTCGACACGGCTGCGCTTTTATGCGTCCGCACCGTGGCCGGGACAGGGTCGCCCCAGACGCCATCGGCCTGGGCAAACATGAGCGAAAAATGGTAGTCGCCCTCGATGTCCTCACCGCTCTCACTGGGCATACCATCCACGAGGTAAACACCCTTGAGCGAAGAACTTGCTCCGGGGACGCGCACCGTGGAAATCACAGTCTGACCATCATGGCCCAGGATGTCGAGCTTGCCGGTGTCAGGCGAATACGCCAGCGAGAGCCCGGAGGAAATGCGCCCGTCCTTGTCTTCATACAGGATAGCATCGCCCCGATTCAGGATGTCATCCATGGACAGGTACACACCCTTGTCGGAGCCGGGATGTACCAGGTTCCCCTCATCTTGAGAGATGACAGGGAGATTGTCCTGGATGTTTTCCTTGGTCAGAATGATTTTTCTGTCGACAGGGTCGATGGTCAACAGATTGGTGTGTCCATTGGACAACATGTCGTTAGGCGTGAGCTTCGCCCCGCCATCACTTCCGACCGTGACCAGGTTATCAGTATCCACAGAGACCACGGTCTGGGAAACAAACAGCCCGTTGTCGCTACCGAGCCTCAGCTTGTTTCCGTCATCTTTGGAAATGAGCCCATCAGCCGTAGCGGACATATCGGGGACATACATCTTGCCCCCACGCACTTCCAAAGCATTCCCCTTTTCAGAGGAAATACAATCACTGGCATAAACAACCAGTCCATCAGGGGCGTGTTTCAGCAGATTCGGGGCCCCAGAAGAATCCGCACCATCCAAAGGGATGGCCGATACGTCGACGAACTGCCCATCAGGAAGTTCTGTGAATTGCTTATTCGCCGCGTCGCGAACAATGGGGCGCTTCATAGGTTTCGTCGCCATTGGTGTCTCCTTTACACCCGCAACAAGTCATCATGCATCGGGCACAGTCAGACTGGAAAGGGCATTGCTGTTTATGCTGCTCACGCTGCGCTGGCGTCATCTTTTTACGCAGCTCGTTAATGTCTGCTCCGTCCATCATGTCGATGAATTTATACCCAGATTTCCACCGTATAAGTGCGTCAACAGCTTTCATACCCCCAGCAGAGAGAAAAATCGTGACGCCGAGGTCCGTTTCAGGAGACCGTGTAAGACCGAAAAGAGGTAGGCACAATGTCACGCCTACGGCCACAATAGCCATAAATGCGCTGGAAAACAGGATATTGAAAAAAACGCTGCAAAAATCTCGATGTAGATAGCTGCGCTTCATGCCATGCCAGCCCTGGTACATAGCAATGACGAAGGCGCCTGCAATGAGCGGCCACAACTCAACAAGCAGATTCAAATAGGTACTACTGCGCCCTGTGATGGTATCAGGAGAAACAGGAGGGATACTCATAAGTTGTGGACCGGACATAGTTTGTTTACCACGACATGGCCATGACTTCGCCGTAGCTGGACCGACGAACCAGACCACCCACGCGCTTGAATTTCACTGCCCGCTCATCTTCGCGCCCGCGCACAATGGCTACATGTACCCACCCGTTAGGCAGGTTTTCTGCTATGAGTTCAGTGAAAGGCAGATTTTCAGCGATAAAAGCGAAGATGTCCCGCAGCGATACATCCGCCGACACCGGCTCGATGTCAGCAGCAGCCCCGGAGCAATGATGCGAAGTCTTCGAGGAACCGGGAATCGCTTTATTCAATGCGGAACTACGATACCCGGAAGTCACCCGAATAGGACCGAACCGGTCTCGCACAGGCTGCAGGACAGTTCTTGCCAGATACTCCATATTGTCCCAAACATCCGGGTCATCGGGAATATTCTGGATACCCTCACGCACCGCAGTGTCCGAGTGCAGGAGCTCTTCATAGGTGAAATTCGGGGCCCCGGGAATAGGTCCATATCGCATAACGGGCAACCTCCTAGAAAAAAAGCGGACGGCGCGCTTTCCAGGGGTATCCTACCGGAAAGACGCACTCGCCCGCTCTTTTGTCTTACTACAACTGGGTGTCCCCGGTGTCAATATTCGTCAGGATGCTTCAGCAGCGCTTTGAGCTGTTCGACATCTTCGACGGTCACGGAATCCTTTTTCCAGGTTTCGATGATGGCTTGCACCGCAGGGAGCCCGTAGACGGAAACCAGCTCAAGAATTTGCAACACCAGTTTGATGTCGATAGAGTTACTCATGACTGACCTCCTTCACATCGACACCGAGGTCGATGGCGGCCTTGAGAAGTTCTTGCAGGTCCTTGGTCATCTTATCGACAAGAGCCTTGAGATTGTCGCGTTCCATGGCACCCGGGGACGAAAGCCCCTCAGAAGCCCGCATATAGGCCAGAAGACCGCTGGCCGTCACCTGGTAAGCATCATAATACACCAAGGCGGCATCCTTGAGTTTTTCCCAGTCATCATCCTGAAGTTTGCCCTGCGAATGCATGTCACTGGCAGCAGTCATCACCGTATCATAGGTGATGGCACTGGTCTCCAGCGTTTTATATGCCGTGAGCGTGATTTCATCCTGGGCCGCGCAACCCACCAGATTGGCCGTGAGAGCCACGACAATGAAGAAATAACGGAACATGTAAACCTCCTTTTACACTTTTCCGCGTGTGATGACCAGCGGGCGGCCCTTAATCCACCCCTTGTCGCTAAACGCCGTGAGATGCACCTTAGTCCCATCATCAGTAACCAGGTCATACTGGTACGGCGCATAGCCAGGGCTGGAAGCATAATACGCCGTATACTGCTTTCCCTTGTATGTCACACGCATACCATGGCGGCAGTCTTCTTCGGCATGGTGAGCATGGAAGTCGTAGTCATTCTGCCGCCATTCCTGCCCAGCAGCAAGAACAGGCGTAGTGACAGTACCCAAATCAACGAAATATTTGGGCGTGCTGCCGTTACAGTCATTTTTGGCAAGTTCGATATACATGGAGAGGGATGCCGGTTCCGGCGTCATATCCCCGTAATCACTTGCGACATAAAAAGAATCCATATTTACACCCCCTTACAGTCACCAGACGAAACACCCAACACGCCAGGATTTACTTGCATAAAACGACTATACAAGGAATAATACCGAATGTCCATAATGGTGAACAAGGAGTTTAAATATGGATAGCCTCGTTATGCAAGGGTATAAAGGCGGACTCAAAATTGTCCCCACTATCCCTCGCTATGATAACTCCGGTACAGAAATCGCCGACGCCAATTATTGGCCGGTGCCTATTGATAGTGTATTCAGAACTAATTACGGGTTCAACGTCTACACTGGGAATGGTAAACTCGTAACTACCACTGACACGACTAAGCGCTTCATTATCACCGATTACGGCGGATTCACCCCCAAGAACCCGCAAGAATCCTACAGCGCGCAGGAACTCTACAACCTCGTGCTCGACGCCAGAGGTCTCACCCACGGGAAAAACTATGCCTTGTCTATCCTGGACAGCACGACAGGGAAATCGGGGCGTGTTATTCTTACCGCATCCGACAATACCGCACGCCTGACGTATGCGCTCACTCTGCAACTCGAAGACGCCGACGGTAATCTTTTGTCGAACAAAGCTGTGGCTGTGAACAAATGCGCCTGGCATGTACTTCCTGACGGAACCAATACGGGGACATTCTCCTTCGAACCTGACATCGTCATTCCGGGTATGACCCTTCTCGACCCGGAAAATTTGCCTACGCAAATCTACCTGCGATACAGCCTCTATGTGGCGCCGTTTATGGGGCGCATTTCCGGCGGCATCACAGGCGATGAAAATACCAACCGTATCGAACTCACTAGCAATGGTTGGAACGTCAATACAAGCAAAACAGTCACACTCAACTTTGGCCCCGGCATTCTCAATTTTGATTTCTGGTGTTTCCCTGGAGACCCTGACATCCTCGCCAAATATGACGCTACACGCTACATGGCTAAAATAGCGTCTGAATGGACCGTGAATATAACACTCCACAGACACGCTACCATACAAAACAACATCGACAATATTACTGCCACATCGTCTACACCCTGGGTATTCGAGCTCGCCAAATCTTCAGTAGAAGATTGTAACAGAGAACCCAAACCGGTCGAAGACTTCACACTCGATACCTTGACCATACATGGTACTTTCGGTTCCGCAGGTTCCGGTTGGCTCGATGAAGGAAGTATCGTTGCTATATTCTCTGGTACCAACACACACTTCCCCATCTCCGGCAAAGTATCTTCCGGTGATGTAAAAGGTCAGAGTTACCCTTCCAGCGTCGGAAACGAAGACCATACTTCCTACACATATGATATGGCCCGGGTCACAGTCGATGGTAAGGTATTTGAGTTCCCGCTTTCCAGATACAATACCTGGGTGTTCGATAACTATATCACCCCCCAGGAACTCCCCGGTCTTGCCATAGGTATCTGTATCAGCAATTCCCCATCTATGGGGTTCATCATATACTTCTTTGTTGGTAACAAAAACAATGTCGAAGCCTGGCTTGAATACTCTCGTAACCGATAAACAAATAGCGCATAGGAGATAAATTTATGCCTATCAATTTGGCTGGCAAAGTAGCATTTTTCTCTGGTGAATTTGGCGGCAGCGATGGCCGCCGACCCATCGACGCCAAAACCAAAACCCCCAACGAAGACTATGTCCTCTGCGATGGTGTCGAAACCAATGGCATCCCCATCCCCGACCTCCGTGGACTGATGATTGTCTGCACCTCTGACGACCACCCGATGGGGGAGACCGGCGGGTCTGATACTGCCACTTTCACCATGGAAGGTACTGTCGAAGACTGTACCCTCACCATTGCGCAGATGCCCAGCCATGCGCACGATATGGTGGAGCGGCCGGAGGGTGGGAACTGGCATCACACGGGAGAAGGGGGGCAACGATATACACCTGGCTGGACAAACTTTACTGGCGGTTCCCAGCCCCACACCCACCCCATCGAAGGGACCGTCTCTGTGAAACGCTCCCTTCCGCCGTACTACGCCCTGGCAGCAGTCATGTACGTCGGCGACTAGAACAAAAAGCCCCCGCATAGGTGCGGGGGCTTCGTTCACAGCATTGCTGAACAGCAACGCTTAGACGTCCATCTCGAAGTGGTCACAGATGCTGAACCCGCCGGTACGAAAACCGAACTTGTCGCAGGTAGGCTTCTCACCATAATTTCCCAAGCGGCGGTAGTGCTTGCATGTCGTGCAGGCTTCAATCCTGGCCTGCTTCTTCCACCCGGCAGCTTTCTTGGTCATCTTCTTTTCTTCAGGCATAGTCGTCTCCTTTGTTCACAGCATGGCGCCTATGAGGCGCTGTATCACATAATGGGTCTGGCGGTCGAAGAGCTCTTTGATCTTATCCTCAGACAACCCCTTCCTGCTACCCAGGGCCAGAATCTCCATGTCCATGAACAGCAGGTGCAGGACCTCGTGGAGAGCCAGGGCCTCCATACCACCCTCCGCTATGTACTTAGGGATAGTGGCGGCACACTGGACCAGCACCGCAGTCCCGTCAACCTGCCAGCACACACTGGCAGCACTGTCGTCCCCACGTCCACACTGGATGAAAACCAGCTCCAGATGGTGAAGGCCCAGTTTGTCGCACCACAGACGGAAGTATTTCTTGAAGTCAAAATACATCTCAGCAGTGACAGGCACATCTTTATTAATGACATCAAGTGCTCCAGCAGGGCCATCATATTGACCGAAGTCACGGTACCAACCACGGCTACTCATAGCCACGCTCCCGCCAGGTCATTTCCTTGTCCTGCGTAAAGCACTCGGAAAGAGCCAGCAGCGAAGCATACGTCACAACAGCCAGTATTCCGAACCAAACAGTGAACACGACCTCCGCCCAGAATCTCGCACCAGGAAAACAAGACACGGCCTGGTAAGCGGCATATACCATACAGGCAAGACAAAACAAAAACATGACGACGTACAAGCACAACACTCTGATGCGCCCTTTCTCATTCCCGAAAATGGGTTCGAGTACCATGTCCAACGCGTCGTCAAACGCATTCTTGAGTCTTTCCCACATACCCTACTCCTTACCCCCGAGCGTCCTGCCAGACAATAGTTCCAACACATGCCTGAACGCTATTCCACCGCAAGCAGGGCATTTTCCTACAGGTGCTTCAAAACCACAGTCGGGACACTTTCCAAGTACATCCTGCCCGCTGTCATCCTGCTTGACCTCTTGGCGAACGTCGTACACTTCGCCCGTCTTCAAATCGAGAATGCCGCCTCTCCAATCGCCGCAATATTCATGCTCCCGACAGAAGCAGAGTCGGTGCCAGAACGGATGGAAGTTCCCGCACAGTTGTTTCCTGTACAGGCCGGGGATACGGACAAGAATGCGCTGGAACCAAGAGCCTGCTGCACTACTCATTGACTCCTTCCTTATTCACTTTCGCCCGAGTATCCTTGTACCCAAGCAAAGTATCGAGCGACTCGTGTATTACGATACCGTAACCACGCAGCAAGTCCCGCATCGGAGGCCACCAAACAGGCGTTTCATCCACATCAGACCGATGTACGAGAAAAACCTCATCAGCATCCGTTATACGGTTGAGCATCTCGGCCAGAAGCTCCAACTGCTTTTTACGATTATCAGCACAAAGTTTTGCCGTATCCGCGTTGATGAACAGTCTGTTCACACTATGCCCGAGACTGTCAAAAATAATGGACAACAGACCGACCTTCTTTTCAAACTGCTGCCCGACAGTAGACAAGGTAGAAAATTTGAAATCGAGCGGGACGATGATGAAGATTTTCATATTTCTATTACCTCTTAGCGCCTACGCAAGTACAAATCGCCTTCGTCGGCGAAACTCACCAGGTCGAAATCGGATGTGTTGATGGTAGGCAAGACAAGGTCGTCTACCAGCAAGTCGTCATAGTCTTCGTCAGTCCTGAAATCATGGAAAAGGACGTTGGAGTAATTCCTCCCGTTCACGCCATACAGTGAGCCGTAGTAATTGAACAGCATCACTTTTGCTTTCTTGCAGGCTGTGAAAGCCTGTCTGAGTTGTGCGAACGCCTTCTGCTGCGCGGCGGTAAGTTCATAATCTTTTTCATCCGACATGGCTTAGTCCTCCAGACTGGCGAGTATGACAGGCGCGAGGCGCTGGATAGTGCCGCGAATGGTCTGCATACGAATCGTGTGCTGCTCAGAACCGGTAAGGATTTCATCGTCTTCAGGGAAAAGCCAGACATCGTAAGGACGAAAAAGCACATGCAGCGCCTTATGAACGGCCAGGGACTTCATCCCGCGCTTGTAGACGACCGAGGATACTTCATCCGCCAGATGTACGATGCACCCGGGACCAAACTTTTCAAACGCAACACCGGCATCGTCGTCGCAATTCTTGAGCTTCGTGAAAGTGTACTCGTACTGAGTGAGTCCAAGCATCTCCACGACACGCATGAAGGTCTTCTTGAAGACTTCATAATCCTTGTCAGAAGTCTTCACTTGACGCAAAACACGGGACAAAGACTCCTGTGTCTTAATATCGAATGCATTCATTACTTGTTCTCCATGAGGTCGGAGATTATGACCACGAGCCATATCGACATCAGGACGATGCAAACAACAGCCCCCGCCTGGACCCACCCCGGTGCAGTGGACAGCATATACAGCATACCGAACACATCAGTCACGACACCGAAAATAACGAGAGCGACGGCAAAGGCCACTATCCAGTACACACGAGACATGGATTAACCCTTCCCGGAAAGTGTTTCATCAACAGAGGATTTCGCCGTAGTGTCGACCCCGCTGAAAGGATGTCGCACAGGCAACAGTTCAGGATGACTCAGGGTAGGCAAAAGCGCGTCGAAGAAAAATTTCCACTCAGGGAGCTTGTGGTTCTCACGCTGCAAGATGATGTTCTTCAGAACCGCATAGTTCCCCGTCCAGATGCGACGCTGCAACCAGCTCTGCGGGAGACAGGCATTGAGCCTGATGAAATCCTTGTGCTTCCGCAAGTCTTCCAGGAAGTCGATGTAGAAATCAGGAACACACCCGAACTCGAAACAGTCATTCGTGATAGGGTTCTTCAGCAGCGTGTGCATCGTGGACTCGGACTGCGCCACGGTGGACACCTTATAGGTGTCCATCTGCTTCCACCAGTACAATGGCGCCGTGATGTCGAGGATGACACCAATCTGACGCAGGAACTTGTCGTGGCCACCGGCGCCGTACAGCGCGAGCTGCGGCGCCAGTTCGCACAGCCTGGACCATTCATCATGCCGCATGGCCTCTTCGGGCGTCGCATACCCGGACACCTTCCCGTACGACAGCCCGATACCGAACAGCGCCTCTTCATACCCAAACTCTTTCATCAGCCGAACACGCATATCAGTTGTCCTCCTTGAGCCACGCCTCAAGCGCAGCTTCTCCATCCGGGGTCAAAAGGTAATACCCACGCACATTGCCGCGATGTCTGGGCAGTCCGATGCGCATGAGGAATCCCTTGCCGCACAGCTTGTTGGCCATCGCGCAGGCCCGCATGGCAATACCCTGCCGATACCGCGCGGAAGGTTTCCTGGGCGGTAACGACGCGAATGCCCTGAGACCAAGCACATAGCCGAACGCCTGACCCCTTGGCAGGTCAGCCACGGCCTTCAGGATACGGTATTCAGCCAGTGTCAGCATCAGTCACCTCCCGTGGACCCGAAGCCCTTCGTTTCCCTGTAGGTGTGCGACAATTCCTCGACCACGACGAACTCAACGTCGATGCTGAGACCTTTGTTGATGTCGGCGACCACGAGCGCCGGGGCCATGGTGGTCGGCACGATGATGAGCTGCGCCACCCTCTGGCCCTCATAATAGGCCACGGTCGGCTTGCGCAGGAGCGACGCGGCGCCTCTGGCCTGCACGCTGTCCGCTTTGCGGAACAACACCTTCACCGTGCCCCGATAATCCGGGTCGATGACCTGGACACCGCTGCCCATCATCTCCAGACCGGAACACACCACAGAGCTGCGGGCCACGAGCAGACCGGCGAACCCCACGGGCAACTCCATCTCCACACCGGTGTCGAAACAGTATACCCCATTCCGCCGTGTGAGCTTCGCACCCCAAAGGTCGAACCCCACGGCACCGCTGCTCATGCGACACGGGACCTTCGCTCCCGATAGTTTGAGCCTGCACGGGATGATGACAGCCATATCTTCCTCCTTGTTGTGATGTATAGTAAAGCATAGTAAGTCGCAAAGGTCAACAAAAAACCCTCCCGCGTGTCGGAGAACGGGAGGGTTCTGAGAGGTGTGGCTCACCAGGAACGCATGACTGATGCTCCACAGGAATGTATCCGGTCCCTGCAACACCCCGGGCGTATCACCCTGGTTTCACCCGGGACATCGTTCAGGCAGTTTTGGTTGTACCCCAGGGGTGCGCCATAGTCAACAGTAAGCCGTATCCAGCGTGCCTTTTCTTTTGGCGGGGCCGTCCGTCTACAGATGCCCCTGGGGTACAAATATCACTATTGCAGCGGCGGCGGAGAAAACATCTCCATCAGTGTCAAGCCGTAAAATCTGGCACCCCGCCCCATCCGCTCAACCGTAGGCGGTATGAGGCGGGGATTTTCAAGTTTGGCGTTCCAGGGTCGGCGTCCGGTCGCGTACCCCAGAAACATATCGGGTGTGCAGTCACCCGACAGCAAACCACACAAAACGTCACGTCGTCTTGCTGTTGGCTGAACCTACTCGGAAGAAGCCTCGGCGTCAAGAACTTTCGGGGCCAGGGCCAAAATCTTGTGCATGGCCTGCCGCAGATACTCAGCTTCCCACTCTGCATCACCCAGGGCATGATGCGCGATGCCGGTGTCGGGGACCTCGACGGTGAGACCGAGGGACTTCACCATCAGCTCCACGGTCCTGAGCGACTGGTTGTTACGGTAGGTCCACACCTTCGACAAGAAATCGGAATCATCATAGCACGCAATCGCATGGCGCCAGATGACATTGTCGAACTCCGGTCCCTTTCCCCAGAACTGCACATCGGCGCAGGACATCTGGTCAGGGTCCGGCATGACCCAATCCACAAAATTTACCACTGCCCGCCGCAGGGTACAAGCATCAGCATGGAACACCGCTTCCCGTGCGGCAGGACTGGTCTTCAGGGCCCACCACCGTACCGTATCATAATCCATAGTGCGGCCAGGCTGAGTGTCACCACGCACGGCACGATAGAACCTGCCGATGACTTCATAGTGTTCGTCGAGGGCCACGGCACCGATGGCGATGATGACAGGTCTGACACCCAATCCGAGGGTTTCGATGTCGATGACGATATGTGCCGGGGTGCAGTCCTCGCGTATGTGTTCGGTCAGCCACCCCTGTTCGATACCATATCCTTCCTTATTCATGTATGCCTCCTGGTGTTTCAGAGGTATATACAACAACAGCAGCAATACAGCAAGGAGATAACAAAAATTTTTCCCTGGTCAAGCGAGAAGAACTTCGAGGGGGTCTGTCCACATGGGTGGGGGGGAGGAATTCGGAATAGTGATGCATAGTAGGAAAGTTACGAAGGTGGAGAAGGTTGTGAGCGCAGCACAGAGTATATGTTTTCTCTACAGGTCAGCGAAACCGCCGTCCAAACCCACCCGGCCCTCGCCGAACGCACCGCCCACCTCGCGCCCAGGCCCTCGCCTAAGTACCTGAAATCATTGAACTTTCTTGTTTACAAAAATACGTTATTGACACAACCCCTTGTCTGTGACAGTCTAACCTTAACAGGAAGAAGGAACCGCCTAGCGGACAGCCTCCCCTGCCTTGCTCTTTGACAATGCGGCCTGCCCGCCCATCCGCCTTGCGCCTTCTAGCGCCTAGGTGCCCACAAGCGCCCCCCTCGCGTCTGCCATCGTGCCACGTCGACAGGGGGCTGGGTGCCCGCCGGAAGACCCCGCAAGGGGCACGGATGCACCGGCACAGCGCAGGCCAGACATAGGGACACCACACGGAAGCGGGAAGGGCTGGAAATGGAGGTACTACCATGACCCAGACCCAGACCCAGACCCAGACCCAGACCCAGACCCAGACCAGCAAGCCCAGCGCCGTGCCCACGGCCAAGGTCTTCCAGGCGTATGTCGACGAACTGCTGGCCGCCGGTGCCGCCGTCGAAAAGGCCGCTGCCCGCATTGCGCTGGCCGCTGCCCGGCAAGCGGCGCATCGGTCAAGTCTCGGCTACCTGAACGCCGCACACGCCGCCTTCAAGGCGTGCCACGTCAATTGCACGGTGCAGTTGACCAAGTATGCGCTTGGCCTGTTCGGCGGCCTCGCTGCCGATGACAAGGGCAAGCCCATGATTGCGCGGTCAAAGTCCATCCTGCGCCTCACCGATGCGCAGGAACGGAAGCAGAACGGCGGCGACGCTTTTGCGTGGGCTGCCGAAAAGATCAGCCCCGAAGCCAAGGCGGAACTTGCCCGCGCGCGCCGCGCGTTGGCACATCCCGACTTTGCCGACTTCCTGACGGCGCCTACTGCCGAAGCCAAGTATATCAAGGAAGACGGCTTGACCGCTTCGGAACGCGAGTTGCTGGCGCTGCTCAACTGGGCGCGCCGTAACAACAAGTCGTCGACGGCAAAGCGCGCCGGTGAGCGCGGCTACGCGGAGCTGCAGAACGCGCTCCGTACCGTCAAGGCCATGTTCAAGGAATTCAACGAAGAATAAAAACGCAGCCCTCCCGCTTCCATGTGGTGCCCCTATGGCTGGGATTCCCGCCTGAGTGATAGGTAAACGATGGAACCGCACATGGTGGTGCGCTCCAGTAATCTGGTGCGTCCAGTGTGAACATGTGCGGACAGTGTCGTGTGGTGTGAAGACACGACACAAGGGGCCGATGTCTGACTTGCACACTGCGTGTGCAAGTCAGACATAGCGGCCCATGTTTGACTGGCACACGGCGTTAAACTATTACGTCGTGTGCCAGTCAAATAATTATTGCCTACGCAGGAATGCTCACGGAAGTTGTATGACAGGCCGTGTGCGCCTACGCAAGAATGCTCACGGAAGTCGAAACGAAAAACAACTTACGTTAAATTTAATAAGTTTTCCTAATAAGAAAATCGGCTTTTTCGTGAGTGAATTTTGCTTAATTTTCACTCACGCGAAAGTTTAGCTCACAGATAAGTGCAGGTGTAAAACTTTTGCGTTAGTGCCAAACTTTCGCGTGAATGCAGCACGAAAACAGCACAACGCAGGATAAAAATTGCGTTGCATTCTAAAATGTAATAGAAACTCACGCAAAAGTTTGGCACTAACGCAAAAGTTTCACAGTTTGACTTTCGCGTGAAAATGAACTTTCAATCTTCTATGCGTTTTCCTGCGTAGGCTGCATGTCACCAAACGCCAAGGGAGAAATAAAGAAAAAAGTAAATAATAATAATATATTATATATTATATATATATTATATATATTCTTCCTTCTCATGTAAGAAATTTCTTTTGATTTTTTCTGGCGATTTTGGGGCTTTTTCTGAGGATTTTTTCGAGGTGGAGAATGTTGTGCGTTTTTCGTTTTTGCGTATGTTTTTTGTGTTGTTTTCCGCCTTCCTCGAATCTTGGCCGTTTTATCCCGCAGAGCCGTAAAACTTTCAAACTTCTATGCGTAACCCTCTCCACCTTCTCTACCTTCTCCACTTCGCCACCTACGCATACAAGTTTTCAACCCTAAAAAGTGTCGAGGGAGGACACACAAAATGGCCATGAAGTTGTATCGTTTGATTAACGCCAGCAAGACACGAAAAGGACGTGCGGCATGGCGGCTTGACGAGGTGATGTATCCGGCAAGCCTCCCCTGCAATCCGGTAATGCCGGATGAATTGCAGGCGGCAATCTGGAAACAGCTCGACGAAGAATCTTGGTTCCCGCCCATCGTGGCGTTCGAGTGGCACGACGGGAATCTGTACTTGGTGCAGCATCCGCGTAACAACAGCACCGTAGAACAGGTGCTGACCGCGTGGCGCAAGACGAATGCTGACTAACCTTTACCCCGGCCCTTCTTCGGGCCGGGCTTTTGGAGAAAGCACTATGAAAAAGATTGGACTAAAGTTGTCTGACATCCGTTCTGTGATGGAAGAAACCTGCAGGTACATCGGCAAGGTTACGGGCCACGACGATGTCGACCTCACCAAAGAACAGCATCATTCCCGTGCCATCCCCATTCCGAAGAGCGAAGCCTCCAACGAAGAGGTGCTGGTGTGCTGGGGCGGTGTCGCTGCAGCTTCCAGCGCTGACAAGTTGACGCCGAACGACTTCGACGCTGGCCTGCTGCTGACGGGACATGCCGAACCCGAAGTTACTGGCGCCATCATCCTGACCATGTGTGACATGCTGCTCAAGCTCAGTGTCGACGCCGGGGCCTTCCCCGACATTCGCGTGCCGCTGGCCATGCTGGCGTCGAGCATCATCCCCGACATGTCCGATGATGACAGGTGCGGCCATGCCTAGTGCCCGTCTGTACATCGACCTCAACAGCGGCGAGGTCTTCCTCGGCCTCGCCGCTGTGCGGATGGCTTCGAATGGCGCGTTCATCGTCCCTGTGTCCTGGGATGACCCTGACCTCAACCCTGCTGACCCTGCCACTTGGGCAGGCTATATGGAGAAGCACCATGTGTAGACCAAACAACAAGATTTCCAAGGCCGCTGCGACGGCGCTCGATGAACGCCGTCCCTTCCGCCGGGACAACACGGAAGTTGTCGTCACTTCCCCCTCCTGCGCCGTGTTGAAGTTGCACGGCCACGTCATCGGCGAGAACTCCGCGTCCCGTGGGATGCATCTGACGATGGCTGGGTGGGGCACCATGACCACTGCGGCCCGGCTCAATGCCGTCATGCAGGCCCTGGGACTGGGCATCCGTTGGTTCCGCAAGAACTGGGAGTGGCACTACGGCGACAGGGTGCTGGAGAGCACGAACGAAGTCGTGGAAGTCGAGGTGTAACATGGGATACTATTCTGACGTGTGTTTGGTGCTGTCGGCGAAGGGTCTCGAAGACCTCAACTGCCGTATTGAGGCTATGGATATGGGCATCAGGCTTGCAGTGGTCGATATGCTCGACTCCTGTGATGTGTACGAGGCGCACGAAGGTGAATCTATTCGTATCTGGAGAAACTTGAAGTGGTACTCGTGGTTCAGCGATGTCAGTGCTCTCATGGGGGCGCTTCGTGATATGGATGAGGCTGGGTACTACTTCCTGGAAGTCCATGAAGATGGCACCAATGACTGGATGGGGGACTTAGACAACGCCTTCACGCCTTTCGTGGTGCATTCCATTACCTATACGAGCAGGAAGCCCGAACTCCTGAAGTAGTTGGATATGTTGTTTCAGAACTTGGAACCTGTGCGATAGTAACGGAATATCAACTTTATCCTGAACTTGGACTGATATGTGAGGTATAACATGGAATATTGTCTCTACGACTTCGGTGAGATTTTCACCGGCAAGAAGTCGGGCAAGCTCGTGCCCGGCTTCACCGGCGACCCTGTGCATCCGCTGGCGCCGGCCTGCGTGGCCGACTATGAGTACCCGGCGTGGGCCCGTGACGTGTTCCTGTGGTGGTGCGGCGAGAAGCCCGAGCCGTTGTACATCGGCGGCCCGACGGGCTGCGGCAAGTCAAGCCTTATCCGGCAGGTGGCGAGCCGCCTGCTCTACCCTGTCTATGAGGTGACGGGGCACAGCAGGCTGGAGACTCCCGAGCTTGTCGGCCATCATGCCTTGAAGGACGGCGCCACTGTCTGGGTGGACGGCCCGCTCACCTCAGCCATGCGGCATGGTGGCATATTCTTAATCGACGAAGTGGACTTGCTCGACCCGGGCACGGCCACTGGTCTGAACACTGTGCTCGACGGCGCTCCCCTGTGCATTCCTGACACGGGAGAGACTGTCATGCCCCATCCCGGGTTCCGGTTTGTCGCTACGGCGAACACCTTCGGCGACGGTGACATGTCGGGCAGGTATCAGGGCACGCTGCGGCTGAACGCCGCCTTCATGGACAGGTTCGTGGTGCTTGAGGCCACGTTCCTGCCCGAAGTCGCGGAGCTGCGCCTGCTCGCCCGTCGCGCCCCGTCGCTGCCGGAAGACTTGCGCAAGGGCATGGTGCGGCTGGCGGGCATGGTGCGCGACCAGTCGAAGCTGCCCAGCGATGTGCCCAGGGCCCAGGCCCTCGAAGGCATGACCTTCTCGACCCGCACGCTGCTCAGGTGGGCGACGTGGACGGAGGCGTGCAGGCCGCAGGCCATGCGTGCCGGTGAATCCCCCGTCGCTTATGCGCTCACGAGAGCGCTGGGCAACAGGTGCGGGGAAGGCGGCAAGCGTGTGCTGGATGAACTTGTCCAGCGTGTGTTCGACATCAGCAAATAGGAGGATTGACCTATGGGTATCTACAGTGATGTTGCCCTGGTGATGAACGCCAAGGGTATGGAATGTCTCAACGCGCAGCTCGAAAAGCTGGACAGGGACATGCGTGATGACGTGCTGGAGTTCCTCGACTGGGCCGACGAAGAGGCCGAGAGCGCGAGCGAATGGCTGCTGTGCTGGCATGACATCAAGTGGTACGGAGACGACACTATCGACGTGCTCATTAGTATCCTGGATGCGATGCCCGAGGCGTACTACAAGTTCCGGCGCGTCGAAGAGACCGGGGACACCGACTACATGGGAGACCTGCACGGAGACTTCAACGTCATCGCCGTGCACAAGCTGGAGTGGAGGGATTTGACCGCCGCGCCTGCGCCGACGACGTACTCTCTGCGACCGCCCGTCATCACGTCTGAGGATGCGGCCGATATGCTCGGCATGACCGTGGCTCAGGCCGAAGAGTTCCTGCTCGATAACAGCACGCGCATCATCCAGCGCATGGTGGCCTCCGCTTGGTCGGCCATCGCAGACATCAAGCGCAGCATGTGAGGATACGACGATGACTCACGAAGAATATCTGGAACTTTCCCGTACCGGCGACAGCATCGAAGCCTTCCATATGTATTACAGCCAGTTCGTGACGCCGTATGTGAAGGAGCTTGTGCGGGCGCGTATCGGTGAAGACCGCATCCGGGCGTCGAAGGACGTGCACTTCAACGACATCCCCCTCAAGCTGTGGGATGAACTCATTCCGTGTGTCCGGCACGACATCTCCGTCAGGAACGAAGACATCAACGGGACGCGGTGCGTGTCCATGTGCGAGTGCGTGTGCACGATGAAGACGGCGGCCCATATCATCAGGAACAGTTTCAACGACTAGGAGGAAAGCACCATGTCCGAGAACAACGTGAGCTACATGAACAACTGTGTGTACTTGAAGCTGGACATCTCCATCTGGACGGGCAAGGCCCGCCTCACCCCCGAAGACATCCCCGATGCCGTGGTCGACATGCCGCCCGAGGCGCTGGCTACGCTCGGTTCCAAGCGCATCTTCGACCCGCAGGCGTTGCGCCCCTTCAACACGGCGAAGACCCGGGCGTTCCGCACCTGCGACCAGTACGGTGTGCGCTGCATGGGCGGCTGGCTGGTGGACAACGGCGTCCTCAACAATCTGACTGCCGAGCTCGACAAGCTGCGCGGAGAGTTCGACCGCAGCGTCGGTACGTTCATCTCCACCTATGAGGACGGGGCATCCAACTGGCTCCAGCAGTTTCCCGCATGGGAGGGCATCATCCGTGCCGCCTTGCCCGATAGCACGGACATCGGGAAGAAGTTCGCGTTCAGGTACTACGTCCTCAAGGTGCAGACCGAGAACCACGATGCCCAGGATGCGACTTCCGAGGCCCCGTCAACGGCTGCTGCCACCATCGCCGCCGAGATTGCCCGCATCAGGGAGCAGGTGTTTGGCGATGACCGCACGACGCCCGTGACCAGCAAGACCTTCTGCTGCCTCGACACCCTCGCAGACCGGTGTGACAACATGTCCTTCGTGCATCCCGGCTTTGCCCATCTGGCCCATCTGCTCCGCAGCATCGTGGTCAACAGCACCAGCGTGGATGTCGTGCGTGCCTTCCTGACTGGGCTCTCCACGCCCGAGGCCGTTGCCGCCGTGACACAGGAGACCCGCATCTATGACTTCGAGAAGGACAGCCTCGATATGCCCGAGCCTGCTGCTCCCGTGGATATGCCTGAGCCTGCTGCTCCCGTGGAGAAGCCCGAGCCTGCGGCCCCCGTCGTCACCAGCCAGCCCACCGCTGCCGACGACAGCCTCGCGGCCCTTCTCGCTGACTTCATTTAACATTCTTTTTCGCCCGACCCCTATCCGTCGGCTGACTCCGCAGTCGGCGGACGGGGAGACTGCGGATTGAAACCAGAGGTGACACCTATGTATGATATAGTAGATGTTGTGTTACTGTGTCGTATGATGTCGGCACAATACAGAATCAAGATTCAACCAGGGGTCTGCTCAACAGCGGACAAGTTCGATGCACAGGCATGGTGCCGGAAGGACAAGGACGGCTATGTCCTGCAAGTCCCCTTCTCCCCGTACATGACGGAGGAACAGTGGCGCTACCTGCGCGGTTACATCGACCACGAATGCGGGCACGTCAAGTTTACGGACTTCGAGACCTATGCAAACATGTATAGGTCTGTCGTGGCTGACTGCCTGCGCTATAAGCCAGGGGCTTCCGTCACGCTCAAAGCTTTTCTCCATGATTATGCCTCTATGGTTGTCAATATTCTTGAAGACGTGCGTATCGAACGTCTCATGGGTATCGACTTCCCCGGCTCCAGAACGAACCTCAATACGTTGAGCGAGTATCTGTTCAAGGACTGCTGCTCTGTGAGCACGATGATGGGCAACGGTATGGTAGGCAGGTTGTACAGTCTCCTGTTCATGCGTGTCAGGTCGCTTATCAATCCGGCGCTGGAAGAGTCTGCGCAGCTCTTGTACGATGATATGAAGGCCGATGTTCTGGTCGAAGACTACACAGAATACACCCGTCATCTGGACGCCGTGTGGGGCATCGGTGACAGCTTCGTGCAGGATTGGAACGTGGAGTGTGCTGCCCTGGAGTTCATCCGTATCGTCATCGAAGTCCTCGAAGATTATACGAATACGGCACAAGGCACCAACAGCAACGGAACATCTTCCGGTGACACCAGCGATTCCTCGGATGGTGACACCAGCGATTCCTCGGATGGTGACACCGGCGATTCCTCGGATGGCGGGACTGCTTCGGGGAAGAAGTCTGTTACTATCAGTGCCAAGACTGTTTTTTCCTCTATGGCATCTGATTTGTACGACATGCAACGGGATGATAAGGGTAATATCAGTAGGCGTTTCCTGGATGCTGTGCAGGATATGACGGACTCGCTTGAGAACAACAACCAAGTCTCAGATGAAGACCTGGCGTTCATGGATTCCATGTTCTCTCATACAGCGGAGAGACTGGACACGCTGCTCGACAAGCAAAAGATGGACGATCTGGCTGATGGTAAGCGTGTGTATATCACCAAGGACAGTCATGTACATGCGCTGAGTCCTGAGCAACGGGGCGACATGGACGTTGTGATGTACAACCTTTACGGCAGGCTTGCCGACGTGTTGCAGACCATGACCTTGGTACGACACAGCACCGGCCTGTGCGGCGCTCGCCTGGATGCGCATGTGCTGCATCGGGCGTCCGTCGGGGACGGCAGGATTTTTTCCAAAAAAGTGCAACGGTTGCGGCGTGTCACGGAGGTAGCGCTGCTGTTCGACGCCAGCGGAAGCATGCGTCTGACTGAATACGGCAAGAGCAACAACAATGAAATGGCGCAGTGCATGGCTCTCGGTTGTCTCAAGGCACTGCGGGCTCTGCCGGGGGTCAAGTCTTCTCTGAGCGGATTCTCCAACGGAGAAATGTTCGTCATGTCTGACTATGGCGCCCCCGTACATGAAGTCATCTTGTCTGCCATTGGTGGTACGCCGCTCGGGGCATCGCTTGTCGAACTCACGTCGCAGTTCTCCGACGGCCCCGACGTGCGTCGCATCATCCTGTTCTTCACCGATGGGTTCCCGGATAATGTCGGGTCTGTGACCATGGCTCTCAATCTGGCAAAGCGTTCCGGTATCGAGGTGTACGGTATCGGGTTGCAGACGAAGGCTATCAATACCTTCATGGACAGTGACCATAGCATTATCGTCAACAGTATCCACGAATTGGCGGGCGGCATGTGTGACATGCTCCGCAAGGGAATGGTGCGGGCGTATGAAGTATAACACCAACAAGGATGTGAACCGCTTCATCGAGGACATGCTCTGTCGTGGGTGGAAAATCGTCAGCCATAACAAGCATATCAAGTTGCAGCATGACAATGGCTCCATCATCAACATGGCTACCAGCAGCAAGGAAGGGAAGCTGTCGAGGAAGCTGAAGAACTTCAAAGCCACGGTGCGGAAGCTGGAGGAAAGATGTTGAAGCAACGTTTCTGGAAACTTTTCCGGCAACATAACGATGACTTCGTCATGGAGCGCCGTGAAATAGCGGCACGCTGGATGACTCGTGCCCGGATGGCTATGGACGATGTGTCGGATGATGAAGGTGAAGTCCTGGATGCGGCCCTCGCTGTCATGTGGAGCGGGCTTGACAGCACATATAAAATGTTAGACAACGAGACAAATATATAAGGAGGGTATAGAATGAGTATCCAAGAAGACGTACAGAACATGCCTCCCATCGAGGTCATTCTCAAAATCATCCTTCCCAAGATGAACAACCGCATCAAGGCGCTGAACGCCGCTGTCCAGGCGCTCCATGAAGAAATCGAAGCGCTGAAGGCTGCGGCTCCGAAGAAGCGTGCGCCGCGCAAAAAGAAGGCCGATGACGAAGCTCCGGCTCCCGCTGCCCAGCCTGCTCCGGCTCCCGCTGCCCAGCCTGCTCCGGCGCCCGTGCCTCAGCCTGCTCCGGCGCCCGTGCCTCAGCCTGCTCCGGCGCCTGTGCCCCAGCCTGCTCCGGCGCCCGTGCCCCAGCCGGATACTGTGACCTATCCTGCCCCTGCGCCTTCTGCCCAGTCTACGGGTACTCTGCTGTGTACCTACGACAGCGAGCAGGATGAGTTCGTGTCGCTGAATATCGAAGGGTGGCCGCTCACTGGTAACAACGTCGGACTCGCCTTGTATGCCATGGCTACGATGCGTAACAACATCGGCGACGCTGCGACCATGTCCAATCTGCCTGAGGGATTCATCAAGTTCGTCACCGATATGACGCCCGAGCAGCGCAAGCAGGTCAACGGCAAGTTCCCTGCGCAGAATCCCGCCTATCAGGAATACTTCGTCTAACATGTATACGAGGGAGGGGCGAAAGCCCCTCCCGTTGGAGATGCACCATGCCTGAAAGCACGCTTATCGTCATAGACTTCGAGACCTATTGGGACAGCAAGACTTACACGCTGTCGAAGATGGGTCCCATCGAGTATGTCCGTAACGAAAAATTCACTCCGCAGCTTTGCGCCTTTACCCTGTCCAACGGCTCGTGTTGCGTGGACTGTTCCGTCGTTGAACATGAGCGTCTGCGAACGACGTTTGAAAATCTGGATACGCATGACGTTGCCTGGTGCGGGCATAACATGCATGGCTTCGACAGTCTCATCCTGTCGGAGTTCTTCGACTTCCATCCCCAGAAAATCTACGACACCATCGCCATGATGCGATGGACAGGCTTGTCCCGTGTGTGTCGTGAGAGCCATGCCGCTCTCACCGAGTTCCTCGGCAACGGCAACAAGGCTGCCGGTACCGTCGTCAGTGACCACAAGCAATGGCCGGACGACTTCACGCCGGAAGAGCGGGCGTTCTTCATCCAATACTGTAAAGACGACGCCGGACAATGCTACCAAAACGCGCAGGACATGCTGCCTTACATGACGCCTGATGCTCTGCGCTTCATGTCCATCACGGCGCGCATGGCTACCGAACCTTCGTTCGTGCTCGATGAAGACCTGCTGCTGGAATACCTGTCCGACCTCGACAATGCTGCGGACAAAGCTCGACAAGAACTGATGTCCATGTTCTCGTTCCAAACCAACGCAGACATGCTGGCTGCGCTGCGTTCGGCGGACAAGTTCGCTGTCATGTTGCGCTCTTTGGGTGTCGAACCTCCGCTCAAAGAGAGCGCGGCAAAGACCAAGACCAAGAGGGAAAAGCTCCAGCTCGCTGCGGATGCTGGGGTTCCTGGAGCTGCTGAAGAGCTGGAGAATATGCAGCCTGTGATGACCTATGCCTTCAGTAAGACTGACGTGGACTTCGTCCTCATGCAAGACCATCCCGACCCTCGTGTTGCGTTGCTCGTGCGTACCAGGTTGCAGCTCAACAGCAGCATCGACAGGAGCCGTGCTGAGACCTTGCTCAAGTTTGCCCGGATGCATAAGCCCCTGCCCATCATGCTCGGGGCGTGGCTGGCGCATACGGGACGGTATTCCGCCGGTGCCTCTGCCGACGCCGGGACGAAGACCGACAAGCTCCAGTTCCAGAACCTGAGCAAGCGGGACCCTTCCAAGCGCAAGCTCAGGCAAGCCATCAAGGTCCCGAAGGGCAAGGTCGTCGTGGCCTGCGACTCTTCCCAGATTGAAGCGCGTGGGCTGGCCTTCGTGGCCAACGAGGTCGGGCTGCTCACGCAGTTCCGCGAAGGCCGTGACCCGTATTCGGAACTGGCCGAGACCATCTTCGGTGTGCCGTGGCAGGACATCAAGGCCGGGGCCAAGTCAGGCGACAAGACGATGGAGATGTACCGTAATACTGGGAAAACCGGTATCCTGTCGTGTCTTGCGGGTACGGTGGAGGTATTGACAAATACGGGGTGGAAACGTATCGATACGGTATCTGTTAACGATAAAGTTTGGGATGGCGTATCATGGGTGAAACACGAAGGACTTATCTGCAATGGCTGGAGGAATACCATCAACGTGGCTGGGATAGACATGACTCCAGACCACTTAGTGTTCGACGGTTCCTCTTGGAGAATGGCTGCCGAATTACTGGGCGAACCCCATTATTTGAAATCGGCGACCGAGTGGGCGAGCGCGTCATACGAGACTGTGCTGTTGACACCTCAGAAGGACATCGCACCATATGGGTTCTCGCCGCGTGTGTTAACTGCGGCACCGAACGCTGGTATAGAGGCTATACCTTGGCTAATGGAAAGGTTAGCAAGTTGTGCACGCACTGCTCGCCACGAGACCTTGAGCATCTTACAAGTTTTAAGAGGCGGACTAAAGACCCTGAAGTCGGTGCCGTCTTTGGCGAACTCACAGTTCTTGATAACGACCGTCACGAATACGTTGATACCAATGGCAGAAAACGTACAGAGTACCGTTCATTGGTGCAGTGCTCTTGCGGGGCAGAACCCCATTGGGTATTGCAAAGTAATCTGCGTAGCGGACGGACCACAAGATGTGATGCTTGTGCAAAGAAGAAAGCAAGAGCAACACAAGACAAAAAGTATTGGCACTATGCAGATGTGGTGCCGGATACTGCAACACGTCGGCGGTTACTTGCGCGTATTTCCGCATGTATCACACGATGCAGTCCGACACAGAATAAGTGTAAAGCCTGGAAACATTATGGAGGCCGTGGTATCCGAGTCGAATTTCCAGACCGTAGAACCTTTCTCGAATATCTTATCACGCTGCCGGGATATGATGACCCGTCTTTGGAGCTGGATAGGATTGACTGTGACGGGAACTACGCACCAGGTAATCTCCGTTTTGTTACGCGGGCGACGAATGTACATAACCGAAGACAGGTTGGGGACTTGCAGCAGAAGCTCGACCATATCAGAAAAAATAAAGCCTTGCTTGCGTGGTGTATCGGTGCCGTCCAATACCAATTGCATACAAAAGGTGTACGACCTGAAGAACTGTGGCCCGAACAACCGTTTCCTGATACGTCAGGGGGGGACGGTACTGATGGTGCATAATTGTGGATACGGCGTAGGTCATACAAAGTATAGCAATACACTACTACGGCAGGGTATACACCTGCATGAAGACCTCGACCGTCACCATGAGCTGGCCCGTTATGCCCACGGCATCTATCGGGCTGCACATCCCAACATCGTCGCCTTCTGGAAGACGGCGGAGAATGTTCTGGAGGCCATGCTGCGTGGTGAATCCGGTACCTTCGGCGGTCCCAACAACGACATCTATACCTTCGGCATCATGCCGGTGGGCCCCAGGACTGACCTGTGTGTGCCGTCTGTCCGGTTCCCGAGCGGTTACATCCTGCGCTACCCCGGCCTGCGTGCCGAGCGTAACGACCGGGGAAAGTGGCAGTTCCTCTACGATACTTACAAGGGTGCTTCCAAAATTCCTACCCATATTTATGGGGGGGCGTTTACAAATAATCTTGTCCAGGGTCTTTCCTTCGTTGACGTTATTATGTATCAAGGTTGTCGGATGGATGAGGCCGGAATCAAGCTGGCCTGCAACATCCACGACGCCTGGGCATCTGTCGTGCCGGAAGAGCAGGGCGATTATGTGAAGCAGCAGATGCTCCACTACATGTCCATAGTCCCGCCTGCTCTCAATGGTTTGCCTGTGGCGTGTGAAGCGAAGATAGGGACGACCTTTGAAATAGTCTAGGAGGACAGCACATGCCTTTCGTTTACTCCCCGAGCAATATGCAGACCTTCAGGGATTGCCCGTTGCGTTTTTGGGGGCAGTCCATAAGCAAGGAAATCAAATGGAAAGCCAGCGGTTCCAAGTCCCGTGGGCAGACCATACATACCGCCATCCAGCGCAGGCTCCATTACGGCTGGAGTGATGATGTTTCCTGGGACGCTACCATCGACGTGGACTTCGTTCGTGATTGCGTCGGGGAAGTTCGTCGGCTCATGTCGCAGGGGGCTTCCTTGTATACCGAACACGAGCTTGTGCTGAACGCGAACGGTGGCAAGACTGGCTGGTGGGATGACGATGCGCGTATCAGGGCCCGGGCGGATGCCTTGGTCCTCCCTGCCGATGCAGCGGAACCCGCCTTGCTTATCGACATCAAGACGGGGAAGAAGTGGGACATCGACGACTTCCAGCTCAGGGTCGAATGTCTGCTCACGCACATCCTGTATCAGCGTGCGGCGGTTCGCTACGCCTACTGGTATGTGGACAGCGGCGAAGAAGTCGACGGCATCATCGACTTCCGCAACGGCCTGGCCCCGGTACAGGATGTCCTGGAGCTGCTTGGAACCATGGAGCAGGCGCTCAAGAACAATCATTTCCCTCCCACGGCCAATAAGTTCTGTCGTTGGTGCGACTTCAACAACACACCCAAATGCATGAGGTAAATTATGGGACACGAAAAGTTCAAGCCGCGCACTCGGGTGCACGAAAGCTGGAACATGAATAACAGCGGTGATGTGTACAACGCCATCTGTCGCATGGCGCAGAGCGGGAGTAATCAGGAGTTGGTCGGCAAGCATATCGGGCTGAACTTCCCTAAACAGATGGAATGCTTTCTGTATCTGGAACATGGCGGCAGACATCTGACGTTCAACATCGAACCTGTGGTGGATAGAACCCAATGCATCATCGACGCTCTTGGCTATGATATGCGTCGCCCTGATGTCGTGCTCACAACATCTGACCGTTATGGTTACGTCACGGCCTACTCCATCGTTCCCTACGCTGATTACGACATCAACGGGTCCATCACGTTCAACATCGACGACCTGATTTCCGTACAGTTCCAAATCTTTGCAGCCAACAAGAAGGATTCCCTCCCCTGGTACAAGAGGCTGTTCTCGTGACACCCGAAGGAAAGGTGAAAGCGAGGGTCAAAAGCATCCTCACCAGCCTTGGGGCATGGTACGCCATGCCCCTGGGAACAGCATTCGGAAAGCGTGGCGTCCCCGATTTTCTTGTCTGCCATAAAGGGAAGTTCTTTTCCATCGAGACGAAAGCAGGCAGGGGGAAGACCACGGCATTGCAGGAGTATGAGATGGCCCGCATACGGGAGGCTGGAGGGGTCACGCTCATCATCAACGAACACAATGTAGAAAGTCTCCCGGAATACATGGAGGAAGTAGTATGATTGACACGTCCAAAACCTTGCAGCAGCTCGCTGTAGAATACGGCATCCCGCCACGAATCATCATGGCCAGGCTGCGTAACGAGAAGTCCATCGAAGAAAGTTTCACCACGCCGCATACGGCGAGTGCGACATATACGGCCCCTGACGGGCGCAGTGTGACGAACCTGCGAGAGCTGGCGCGTGCGCACGGTATCAAATACATCACGCTTCGCAACCGGCTGGCGTCAGGCTGGTCCATGGAAGATGCGTTGAAGATGCCGAGAAAGGCCCAGTCCGTGGACCTCGACAAGCGTTATGGTATGCCCATCACGGAATGGCTCAAGCAGTCCGGCATCACCAAGGCGCAGTTCAACAGTCGTATCTCTCGCGGATGGGACCCGGAGCGTGCCGCCCGGCAGGGCAAGAGCTTTGAAGCTGCTGTCCTGTATCGCTTCCCTGACGCCGACATCAAGACCGTGCTTTCCAGTATGTCTGAACACGGTATCTCCGAGCAGGCTGTCCGCAAGCGCATGGCGGAAGGCTGGCCTCTGGAGAAGTGCATCACCGTCCCTGCCGTCCTGCCGCTGCCCAAGGTTCATGCCGCTGTGCCGAAGGAGTAACAGCACCATGTTCAAGTTCGGCAACAACGTCGTCGTTTTCCCGGAGGAAGGTCAGATGGTGGCCGAGGTGACTGACCCTGTGAGCGTAGCTCACATGAAAAAACTCAACACCATCTCGACCTTCCCCGTAGCGATGATGGACAGGCCCGGCGGAGCATTGCTTGTCCAGCTTCCCTGGACGGAGGAAGGCTGTCGTATCCTGCAAAACGTAGGTATCGACACCGTAGGTGCGTCGCCCATGTATCATGCCACGGATACGCCTCTTGTCGAGGGAAAGTTCACGCCGCTCAAGCACCAGTTGCTCACCGCTGCCTTCCTGACTTTGTACGACAAGAGCTATGTCTTGTCTGAGCCCAGGCTAGGCAAGACAGGCAGCATCATCCTGGCCATGGACTATCTCCAGCGGCATCGGGCATTGACCGGCGGCGTCCTCATCATCACGACATACACCACCATACACAGTGTTTGGGCCAACGGTATCAGAGAGACGCTCCCCAACGCCATAGTGCAGATAGTACACGGCCCTACGCGTGCCGCCGACCTGCGGCGCCCGGCTGATTTTTATGTCACCAATTACGAGTCGGTACGTCTCGATGATAAAGCCTTTCAGGAAGCCGTCAGGGATGCCCGTATCGGTGCCGTCATCATCGACGAACTGACACATCTCGGGAACCCAGAGAGCAAACGCAGCAAGGCCATCCAGAAGTTGTGCCAGCGCGTGCGTACAGACTTGCGCGTCGTCGGCATAACCGGGTCTCCCGCTGATGACCCAGAAGCTGTGTACGGCATGGTAAAATGCGTCACGCCGACGCGCCTGCCTGTGACGACCAAGACGGCATGGAGAGACCTCGTGATGTTCAAATGGGGCGCTCTGCCGTGGCAGAAGGACACGCGGGCCAGTGCGAGCCAGACCATATTCAACACGATGCAGCCAGCAATCAGGTTCAAGAAATCCGAAGTCCTCGACTTGCCGCCCGTCACAGAACAGGTGCGGAGTTGTGAACTCACCAGGGAACAGGAGCAGCATCGTGACAAGCTGCGTGTGGATGCGCTGACCATCATGGCCAATGGTGAAGTCATCACGGCAGCCAATGGCGGGGTGCTTCTCCAGCGTCTTATGCAGATATATCTCGGAGTCATCAAGGGTGGTGACGGCAAGGCCATCGAACTCGACCATGCTCCAAGGACGCAGGTGATACTCGATGCCATTGCCGAGACGAATCGCAAGGTCGTCGTCTTCTGTTCCTACATCGCCGGTGTGCGTATGCTCACCAAAGAGATTGAGGCCGCAGGGTACACGACGGCATTCATAGACGGTAGCGTCACAGGTCAAAAGCGTGCCGCCATCCTGTCAGACTTCCAGAACACCAAAGACCCCCATGTGCTGGTCTGTCATCCGACGACGGTAGGTTTCGGCACCGAGCTGTCGGCAGCCGACACCATGATATTCGCGAACCCGTTGCTGCTCGGGGGCTTTGCCTACACGCAGGCCCTGGAACGACTGAGTTCCGTGCGGCAGAAGGCAGACAACATCAACATCATCCATATCGTCGCCTCACAAGATGAACGCCGCATACTGCGCAGGCTCCAGGCGGGACACTCGGAAGCCATGGACATCGCCGGGCTGTTTGAGGCTTTCGTCAAAGGAAATGATTGACAACAGATCTGTATAGATATATCCATTTTATGGAGACAGCACCATGAGAGTAAAATCACAGGAACTTATCGACTATCTGCGGGATGTCCTGCCGCCTTTCTTCGCCCGCAAAGATGTCGAGAAATTTACCCAGGGCATCATCACACGCAGGCAACTGGAGATGATGGATTACAGAGGCACCGGTCCTGTTTGCACTAAAATGCGTACCAGGATTTACTACAAGAAAGAGGACTTCATCGCATGGCTTGAACGCGCCGAAGGAGAGTACCGTGTCGAAGACTATACGCAATATGGCGTCCGAATTGTCCGAAATTCGGGCGAAGAAGAAGTCTCTCCAAGATAGTCTCGCCGACATCATGGAGCAGGAAAAGGAACTTGAACGCAGTATCCTTCTTGAACTCGCTGCTGCCGGGTCGTCTTCCATGAAGATAGATGGTGTGGGCCGTCTTGTGGTCAAGGAAAAGGTCCGTTACGAGATAGCGGACAAGGAAGCTCTGGCTTACGCCGTGCTGCGTGGCATGGTCGAGAATGCCGAACAGGGCTTTGCTTTGAGTGACGGTCTGCTGTTGCAGCAGCGCGTCGCTGCACGCAACTTTGAAGAACGCGCCGAGCGTGCCGGTCTCGAAGGCGAAGCCTTTGATAACTACATCGTGTCATGCGGCCTTCGCCGCGTGGCGGAACCCTCCCTCAATTTCACCAAGGAGAAGAACCATGAGTGAGACCAATCTTGTTCCTGTCGTCGTCAATAACCAGCCCCCTGTGCTCGCCGACGGGCAGTTCTCTGGTGTCGTTGACACCCTGATGGACAACGCTTTCTCCGGCTTCGGCGCCGGGCTGCGTATCCTCAAGCCGGGGAAGATGAGCTTCAAGCTCATCGAGAACCGTCAGGAAGTCGACATCCCTAACGGTCAGGTCTTTGGCGTCCTTCTGGGTGTGGCGCCCTGCAACTACGCTTCGTGGTATGCCAGACAGTATGCTCCCGGCCAGGAACCGTCTCGCCCTGACCTCGTGTGGATGATGCCCACTGCCGACACGTTCCCCGACGCGCTCCCTGCCGAATACCACCAGAAGGTGAGCGTCAATGGGCAGGAGCGCTGGGGTTTCCGTATCGCCCGACGTACCGTGTGGGCCCTGATGACCAACCAGAATGGGCAGTTCTACCTCGACCTTGAACGTCCCGTCGTCCTGGACATCACCAGCACCAGCCTCTACGGCAACTCTGACCCCCGCAGCAACAGCTATCGCTGGGGCGGCATCAAGGGCTTCTGTGACCGTCACAGCCAGCCCGGGGTTTTCCGCTGCAACCCGGCCATGTTCGTGACCCAGATTATCCTTGACCCGCAGAGCCCTGTCTCCGGCGTCATACTGTTCCGTCCCAACCTTGACCAGAACGGCAATCCGTCCTACCTTGACAGCCAGACTTACACGGCTGTCATCCAGACGGCCAGTACCGAGCGTATCGCGGAGATGCTTCGGGTCAATGAAATCCTGACCTACTCCCCCAATGGTGCCGGGGTTATCCAGCCTGTCCCTGCGGCGGTCAATATCGCCAACGGTGTGCAGCCCATGCCCCAGCCCATGGCCCAGCCTGCGTCTCAGCCGGTACAGCAGCCCGTGGCCCAGCCTGCGCCTCAGCCGGTGCAGCAGCCCGTGGCCC